TTTTGGCCTTACAGTAGTTGAGCCAAAGCGAAACTATCAACAGGGACTACCAAGAAAACTGACAAGACTTGACAAATTCGATTACTATTGGCCAGAATTCGCAAACATTGGAGAACAGGAAATCAAGAGCAAGGAAATATATTTTGATGGAACAGATCCAAACGGAAACGAGACAACGTTTGGTTATCACCCTAGATACGCGGAATATAAGTCAGCGTTATCGACCGTTCACGGGCCATTCAGGACAACTTTAAACCATTGGCATTTAGGGGAAATATTTAGCGGGCGGCCTAACCTTAACACAACGTTTATGAATATCACACCATCTAAAAGAATATTTGCAGTTGAAAGCGAAAACGATAATCCGATATATTTGGGAGAGGACTTTTATTGCATGGTTTACAATCGTGTTGATGCTATACGCCCAATGCCATACTACGGAACGCCTAAATTATAAACGTATAAAATATATAGAAATGGATATTAAAACGAGACCACGTTACAAGGAGGAAGTATTACCAACCGACTATACAGAAGTTGACCAGGATACTATTATCACAATTCCAAACGAAGCAACAACGATTCAAGATATCTTTGAGAGAAGCCAAGCGGGATTTCACTATGTTAGAGAATTTGAGGGAGCTAATCCTGATAACGACAACTTTGATGATATGGACCTGGAAGAATTCCAGCGTTTAGACCTTGCAGAACAGCATGAAGTTATTGAAGATCATAGAGAATTCTTGAAGGAAATAAAGGCGGCTCATAAGCAAGCGACTATCGAAGCAGAGAAGAAAAAAGAAGCGGCGTCAGCTAACGAATCGCACGGATCTTCCTCCGGGTCAGATTCCGCGAGTTCGAAAGCTGAAAATTGAATTATTTAAAGATGGATGCCGAGAGGCGGTATCATCTAGCCAGAGTATTATCAAGTAAATACTCTGGCTAAGAAATTGGACATATCAAAGCAAATAGCAAGCGCTCCTGGAACGATCTCTTTACGCTCCGTCACTTGGTTAGATCGCGTACTAAGATCGGTTAGATCGCTTTAAAATGGCTTTGAATGTAGGGAAGAAAACAGTGGAGAGTAGTAAGAGAAAGAAGTGAAAAAAAAACAACGGTGCTCCGCAATGTTGTTTAGCTTTTTTTTCACGACCAATAAACGAGAAAGACTATGGCAGTAGGATTTGCACAAATAGCACCCGCAGTACTAGGCGGCATGGATGCAGTAGGCAAGTATATAACACAAGGTATACAGGCCAGGCATGAAAGACAGCGAGACGAGCGGCAGTTTGCTCATGATAAAGCCATGAGCGAATATGCATACAGCAAGGACCTGGAGCAGTGGGAGAGAGCGAACCTGTATAACGCACCGGTGCAACAGATGGCAAGGTTCAGGGAGGCCGGACTAAATCCGAGGCTGATCTATGGAAGCAAAGGAGGCGGTAACATAGCGGCCGCACAGATGCCAAAGTACCAGGCGGCCCGGCCTGATTATCGATATAGCAGTCCGGTAGCGCAGATCGGAGGAACATTAGAAAGCTATCAGAATATTATGCGAGCAAATGCTGAAATAGATTTGCTAAAAGCACAGAAGAAGAAAGCAGAAGCGGAAGCGGACAGTGCTGAAACTTATTACGGTAGTAGAGCCGCATATACCAGTTCCAGGCAAAATTTGATGAAGTATGACCTGGAGGTCAAATATGGAGACCCGGCTATTATGGATGATCCAACTATGGGGAAGACCTGGATGAAGGGAACAAGAGGATATAAGGAATATCAAAACAAACTAGAAAACCAGAAACTTCGCAATGAGGTATTAAGTGAGCAAATTTATTGGATGGGATTAAATGGCTATGGAAGAATAGCTAAGGATGCATTAAATCTACTTATGAGAGGAGCAGGAAAATTTGGTAAGGCCGCTACAATAGCGGGAAAATCTAAAACCTTCCAGAAGGGAGCAGATTACATGAAGAACCTCAATTCCTGGAAACGGAACGATGTGTTCAAAAATTATACTTCGAGCGAGTTTTGAAGTTGTTTTTTGTTGACTGAAAAGGGGAATATTTGCGTATTCCCTTTTTTTTTGTAGTATTGAATATGTCAAACGAAAAACAGTAAAAAAATGATGAACGAAGTAACTCTAAAATGGATAGAAATATTCATTATTCTAACGATCGTCTTACAAATAGTAGGACTTATTTCAAACCTTATTAACAATAGTAGACATGGCAAGATACAGAAGGCGCAGGCGCAGAGGATTAAGGAGAGGATTCAGAGCGAAATATCAGAGAGGCGGAAGGCTAAGGAGAACCAGAGCAAGAGCGCGAAGGAGATACCGACCAAACCGAGGCGGTATTCGACTCTAGAAAAAGATGAAATACACACAGGCTACAAAATGTAAAATATGTGTATTGCGCCCCTAAGATTACCAGATAGAACCGTAAAATGTGGACAGTGCAAGGAGTGCCTGGAAGCAAAGGCGAAGGAATGGTCCATAAGGTTAAACCAGGAACTTAAGTACTCTAAAACAGGGTACTTTTTGACTTTGACTTATAATGAAGAGAACTTACCGTTGGCAGTTGATGAAGAAACAGGAGAATGCAACAGCACCTTCAATAAGAAGGATGTCCAAAAGTTTCTTATGCGACTACGCAAAGAGAATTCAAAACACTCTTCAACACCTTTGCGGTATTACTGTACGGCTGAATATGGAGGAAGGACCGGAAGAGCACATTACCATATGCTTTTATTTAACCTGTCACCAAGAATAACTAGTTATGATCCTTTTGCTAAAAACAGGCGAGCACAATTTGATCCGGACATAGCAAGGATCTGGAAGAAAGGCCAAGTAATGACAGGAATAGTGGAAGGAGGAAGCATAAACTACGTAACAAATTATATGCTAACCAAGAATATAGATGTTCAACCAGGACAAATGAAACCTTTTACTTTGATGAGTAAAGGAATCGGTAGTAAGTACGTAGATAAGAACAAAGACTGGCATAATTTCCATGAGATATACAAGGTAAACAGTCCGAGACCACTAGAGAAAAGGCCGAATATGCCCAGGTATTACATGGAGAAGATTTTTACCGAGCCAATGCGTGAAATGTTTAACCGGGAGAAGGAAGAAGAACAGAAACTCATTCAGGAGGCATGGTATAAAGCGGCAGAAGAGCACGATCCGTTAGACCCGATCGGATGGATTAAGAAACAGAAGGAAATAAAACGTAACAATAAAAAAAGACCTGACAAGGCAAAAAGACTATGAATATTTTTGATAGCGTAGCTGGAAAGAAAGCACCAAGAAGCAAATTTAATCTATCACACGAGAGGAAACTATCTATGACATTTGGGCAGATAGTGCCTACTTTTTTCGAGGAAGTATTACCAGGGGATAGATTTAGAGTGAAACAGGAAATGCTGTTTCGTATGGCGCCAATGATTGCGCCTATTATGCACAAGATAGACGTTAAGACATATTATTTTTATGTACCAAACAGGCTAGTGTGGAACAATTGGGAAAACTTCATTACAGGTGGAGAGGATGGATTACAACAACCAGAAATGCCATTTATAACCATTAACGACACTAACAAATTTCGATTCGCAAGCGGTAGACTTCCAGATCTATTAGGGATAAACCCAGTAGTTACAGCAAGCACATTAACAGTATCTGAAAAGATTAACGCTTTACCGTTTAGAGCATATTTGGAGATTTACAACGAATATTTTAGGAATCAAAACCTACAATCAAAGATTGCTTATAGCAAAGATGATGGGGATAGCAATGCTGACGCAGAAACATTAACTAACCTCAAAATCAAGCAATACGTACCAGATTATTTTACCTCAGCTTTGCCCTGGAGTCAAAGAGGTGGAGATGTTCAGATACCAACAAGCGGACAATTCCAAACAACAGCGGAATATTTAGATGGGACAGACCCCGCAGGTGGACAAGACATTCAGACTTACACAATAGTTGACGGTCAGCAGTCAGGTAAAACAGGATTAAGAACACCATTAGATCCAATCACATTAGTAGATTCAATCGGAGTAGAAGACCTACGAAGAAGTACCAGGTTGCAAGAATGGTTAGAACGCCAGGCGAGAGGCGGGGGAAGACTAACAGAAACCATATTGAGCCACTTTGGGGTTAAGTCTAAGGATCAGAGATTGCAGAGGCCGGAATTTTTAGGCTCGGCTCAGAATCCATTAAGCGTGTCAGAGGTATTAAATACAACAGGTATTATTGACGATGAAACAGGAACAGCAAGCGGGGGAGACGTACAAGGTGCAATGTCAGGACATGGCGTAGCTATGGGTGCGAACAACGGATTCAAAAGGTATTTCACCGAACATGGATGGGTTTTTGGCCTTACAGTAGTTGAGCCAAAGCGAAACTATCAACAGGGACTACC